ACTGTACTGCGGCGCGCCAGCTGTTTAATGCGCGGATCCGGAGCATCGTATGAATCCGGCAGCGGAAGCCCTTCACCGTAAGCCATGGCATTGGACTGCCCGGCCAGTACGATGACGTAGTACCAATCCGGCTCAGTTGCACCACTGACCACCACATCACCTTCTGCTGTAATCGCCTGCATCAGGGTATAAGGGGTTATGGCCACCGGACTACCAAACGGCTGCCAGCCCTCTTTCAGTTTGTGTGTCAGCTTTTCCGCAAGGTCTGACGGCGACGCCGCCCTGACAACATCATAATGTTTAAATGTCATTATTCCTCCCGGCCGGGATAGTGTATTAAATCAGATATGGAGTGGGCTGTAGTCCGGAAGCCTGAATGACACACGGGGACTACAGCCCAAGAAATGAAAAAAGGCCACGCAGTTGCGCAGCCTGATAAACCCTGGTTAAAATCCACACGATAACAACACAACAATATCAGTATCTCATGCTATTGCCCGAACCCATTCGGGCATTTTTTACCCATAAAAAAGCCCCTCCGGAGAGGGGCATGTTTGCATGCACATTCTTTTTCTTGCATGGTGCCGGGTGCCTCCCGGTGAATTCAGTATCAGCACCTGAATCCGCGATTATCCCATATACCTGGTTGCTGATCGCCCCTCCGCACAGGGGGATTCACCATGCAGAAGTGTTTTTAATAAACAGCAAACAAAAAAATCAAGCATTATGCAGGCTGTTTCTTTTTATCACCGGCCACAGCAATACCACAATGCCGCAGACCAGCACCCCATCCGCCAGCACCGACATGATTCTGCTGGTGAAATCCACCATCACCACCAGAAACAGCAGGAGTGCAGCCACAGCCAGGCGCAGTTTTACCGTCACAGGTGATTCTCCAGACGAAGACCCAGAACACCGGCAATCTCTTCCAGCACCTTGCGCTCTTCCGGCTCAATTTCGCCGTCTGCCTCCGCAATGGCCACCGCCACATCCAGCACATCTTCCGCTTCACGCGTATCGTGTTTCACATCCTCAATCTCGCGTAACGCGGCACGACGACCAATTTTAAAATTGGTATCCAGCTGACCGATAATAGTTGCGCTAATCGCATTAATTTCCGAGGTAAACGCAGACAACGCAGGCTGATTACGTAAGACCTGTTCGATCTTCGCTTTCTCGGATGCCTCGCATTCACCATCTGCATAGGCCACCAGGTATGCAGCGTTAATCACCGCCTGTGCCAGATCGCGTTTCTCAAACTTTTTAATTTCCGCTGCCGCTCTGCGGGTTTTCTTTTTGAAGATTCCAAACATCGTGACGTTCCTTTGGGTGGGTGAGCCAACGCCCGGGAGCGATCTGCCCACAGAGAAAGTCACACTGACCACTCCGTAAGCTCACCCCCGAAAGGCTCTGTGGTTGATATGCGCCGGGCGTGGCGCAGATACAAAAAAGGCCCGCCGAAGCGAGCCTGGAAAATAAGTGTGGCGCGTTGTAGTGGAGTCGAACCACTGACCGATTGCTTAGAAGGCAATTGCTCTGTCCGGCTGAGCTAACAACGCAGAATACCGATAATGGACCGCCATCGGGGACCCGCCCCCGCACCAACAACCCTGTTATGGTGTCGTCTGCTCTTCCTGATAAGCTAATGGCGGTTTGTGATGGTGGCCCTTGCTGGATTTGAACCAGCGACCTGGCGATTATGAGTCGCTCGCTCTCACCACTGAGCTAAAGGGCCGGGAGCAGAATAATAATGGTGCGTAATTAATTCTGCAATCTCATCCGTTTCAAACGATTAAATCCTGAACTTCCCTGACTGTCTGTTCAAAGCGTCCGGTCTCCAGCTCAACACCAATCGCACAACGCCCCAGTGCCATCGCCGCTTTTACCGTTGAACCTGAACCCATAAAAAAATCTGCAACCAGGTCTCCCGGACGACTGCTCGCGTTGATTATCTGCTGCAGCATTTCTGCCGGTTTTTCGCACGGATGTTTCCCTGGATAGTACTGCACCGGTTTATGCGTCCAGACATCGGTGTACGGAACCTGCGCCGTCACACCGAAATACCGCCGCAAATTTTTATATTCACTCAGCAGTTCCGTATACTGCCGGTTCAGCTCACTGTATGTGCTGACCAGCTGGTGGTGTGGCTTTTCCAGTTCCCCGCGCTGATGTTTTTCTGCCGCAACACGCGCAAACAACGCCTGCAATTTGTTGTAATCACCCTCGTTCGGTAACTGCCACTGACTGATACCAAACCAGTGCGAAGCCATGTTTTTCTTTCCGGTGGCTTCCGCTATCTGTTTTGACGTTATTCCCAGTGATTTACGCGCATCACGAAAGTAAGAAATCAGCGGGGCCATGACGTGCTGTTTTAGCTCGCGCCCCTGCTCCACATAGCCATCATCTTTCGGGCGATACGGTCCCTGATAATGTTCTGCAAACAGAATGCGCTCTGTTGCCGGAAAATACGCCCACAGACTTTCCTTATTGCACCCGTTCCAGCGTCCGGACGGCTTCGCCCAGATAATGTGGTTCAGCACATTAAAGCGCTCACGCATCATGATTTCGGTGTCAGATGCCAGGCGATGACCACAGAACAGGTAAAGACTTCCGGCAGGCTTCAGTACCCGCCAGAACTGCGCCAGACACTGGTCCAGCCATTTCAGGTAATCATCGTCGCCCTCCCACTGGTTATCCCAGCCCTCGGGCTTCACTTTAAAGTATGGCGGGTCTGTGACTATCAGATCGACAGAGTTTTCCGGTAAGGTCTGGATAAATTCCAGGCAATCAGCGTTGATTAACTCACAACTGGATATTTTTACAGTATTAATCATAGATCAATAAGCACTTCTCTGATAGGCTCATGCCGCTTTTGCGCAAAGCAGATGGGCCTGAGGTTTGCTTGTGACCCCAACGCATGAGCAGATGGCTGGCAGGTGCCGCTAACACCCACCAGCCGCCCATTACCACAAATTAAAAAGCCTTCACTGCGGAAGGCGTCTGTAACAACCGAACTGATAATCTGCCAGACCCGCCATAACAAGCTGAGTCAGTATTAACTGGCAGCGTTCGCGTGAAAGGTAAGTATTCTGCGCAATTTCCCCGACGGTCGCCGGTTCGGTGACGCTTAATTCATTAAACACCACTCTGGCGGTTTCGGTCATATCCTGCTGTTTTAGCATGCCTTTTTCCCTTTTCTGGTTAACGTGACATACCAATACCTCTTGTCGAAAAAGCCAGCAAGCTGAAAGACCAGTATTCACAACTACCAGCGCGTTTAATGTTCTGTGCCGTTTTTCAGGCATAAAAAAACCCGCATAAAGCGGGTTCTTTCAGGTGTCCATGTCTGCTATTCGCCTCGCGGTACAGCTTTGCGAAGCGTAGCTGGATTGAAACAGTTTATGGCTAAAAATACAAGCTTTTTTTCTAAAACTGCACAAACCTTACTACCAGCCAAAAATCCTCTTCGTGCAACAACAAACGCCCTCCAGATTCTAAGCGTCAGTAAAAGAAAATGCATCTCGCATCAGTGGATACAGAATAAACTCAGCTATTCTCAGCCACATATCTATACGATTGCGGCATGTTGCATAGCACCACTCAGGGTGAACCTCATTCAACAATTCAGCCATTTTGCGTTTACTCATCCCCCGCCCTTCGTATCTTTGCCGCAGGATATCAATCAATCCAGGATAACGTGCAAGCGCTTTACTTATCACCCCATCAATGCGTAACGCCTCTGCATCAGTACAGTGAGACAACCAGCTCTTCTGTCTGCCAGCGATCATCTCTCGCAAGAATGCTTCCAGCTCTGGTTTATCAATCCCTGACTCCCTGATTCTACGCAGGGCTTCATTGATTGCGGTTTTTGTCAGTTTTTTGGATGCCAGCAACTGATTGAACATATTTCCTGTTTTGCTACCACCTATATACGACCAACGCCCCCACATCCGTAATTTCCCCTGGATCCAGACGGCTTCCAGCGTTTTTAGACGTAAATGCTCGCCGCTTTTGCCTGTAATTTCCGGGTATATCATATTTACGATCACTCACTCTCAATTTTGTAAATCTTCACGCCCAGCCGCCCACCAGGAACGAGCTGACCGCGCACAATATTGATTTCATCAAACTGCTCGTCGTCTATGAGAAGTCCGGCATGCGTCAACGCATCCAGTGGTGCTTTCAGGATATTGTCCAGGTCACGGCGGCGCTTATCCGGTGGTTCTGCAATAATTTTTATTGCCAACCTTCCGGACAGGCTTAATTTCAGCCGCTGCTGGCGAACAATAAGCGCCACTGCCCGGCGATAACGCTCCCCGGCTTTTGATACAAAATATGTGCTGCCACGACGACGCCAGTAAGTGTTCACCGTTGGCGGGTAAGGCAAAACAAATTCTATGCGTTCAGTCATTTATGCTTTCCACTTCAGAACACCCGAATTTCTCGCGTGCATTAAAAAACGAATCAGCAACAACAGCTGGCTGCCGTGTTTTTCTTCAAAATCTTTTACCCCGGCGTGTAGTTCGCTATGGCATTTACGGCACAGCGGAATAACAAACAAATCATCAGCCTTTGTTCCCATCCCTCCCAGTCCATGACCAATGATGTGATGCGGATCATCTGCCTGATTGCCACACGTCATGCATTTCTGCGTTTTTACCCAGCGCGTGTATACAGGCATCTCTTCCCGTTGTGATTTCTGGCGCTGGAGATACTGAGCCGGTGACTCGGGATCAACGGCAATGCTGACCACCGTCTTTTCCTGTGGCGGGTTTTGCTGGTGGGCGTGAGGCAGCGGCGCAAGATTTTTTGTGCGCTGCTTCAGTATGCTGGTGGCGGTCTGCTCTCCCGGTACGATGTCGCTTTCACGGTACATTGAGCGGATTTTTTCCGCACGCAACCCCAGCGAACGACGTAATACCGCTTCCGGTAGCGCGTCCGCCACCTGATTGCGGACCGCCCACCAGGATAATTCAGCCAGCGATAATTCCCGTTCCTGCGAGCCATTCATTGCATGGCGTATGACGTCAATCATCCATGCAGACAGGTTTTGGTGAGCAAGTTGCCCGAGTGATTCGGAGGTCTGGTCGCGCAGCTGGTTGTCGCAGTGCCAGCACAACACCATTGCGCCGGTACCATAACGGTGAATGACGGTTTCACTGTGGTGATAATCACCGTGTGGCCACTGGCAGGATTTAACATGGCGCAGTAACCAGTCAGACAATGCGCCAGCGCCACCAGCAGCACGAATCACTCGTTCGTCGCTGAAAAATGGCAGTAATGATTTATCCTCCGCCAGCGGCTGGCGAACGGCAGGAACGACCCCGGACGGCAGATTACGCATGCTTTTCGGTTCCGGCTCCACCAGTACCCGGGTATTGTGGAATACCGGCATGGATTCACGGCCCGGCTTAACGATCACCAGCCCGAGTTCCGGTACCAGAACAGGTCGAAGTAATACCCGCACGTTACCTCCAGATGCGTTGCTGGAATGTGCGGGACGGACGCGGTGGTCGTTCGGAGTAAGGAAGCCTGACGGAGATTATCCAGTGACGATAATCGAGGCTGAGGGCTTTCTTAATCTCGTATCCGTGTCTGCGGTAGCACTGAATTAGCCACTCGGCCTGTTCTTCAGTGCATGGGGGATGCTGGAACCAGTCAGATTTGAAAGTGCGGGAACGCCGCCCGTGCCTGCTGGCAGGGGCGGCAGAGTTATCCGAATTGTAAAATTTGGTATCGTGCGCCATCTGTTTTCTCTGCTGGCGCAGCAGGTGCCAGTTGTTCAGGCTGACGGATGGATTGTAAACCAGAACGACCAGAAAAAACAAAACCCGCCGAAGCGGGTTAAGTGCGGGTGCGTTGAGGATGCCTGACACATCAGCGGTGGCGAGGGATTTCTCCCCCGCCGGGTCTCTTACTCCTCAGGTTCGTAAGCTGTGAAGACAGCGACCTCCGTCTGGCCGGTTCGGATTCGTACCTCGCAGAGGTCTTTCCTCGTTACCAGTGCCGTCACTATGACGGTTAAACAGATGACGATCAGGGCGATTAACATCGCCTTTTGCTGCTTCATAGCCTGCTTCTCCTTGCCTTTCGGCACGTAAGAGGCTAACCTACATTTGTGAGACATAGATTGGGCCTCAGATTAATGTTAAGCGTCTTGCAGGACGCGTAATGTTAACTGGGGCTTTTCTCTATCTGCCTTTTGGTGTTCATGCCTGAGACAGATAGCCTCAAGCACCCGCAGCAATTCTACTTAACTCTCCTTTTCCCGCAAACCGTTTTTACCCGATATGGGAATTCCCATATCGTAATGAATTCAGTTCCCTAGTCGATCCATCAAAAACACAACCAGGCAGTAAACGCCCACAACAGCAACAACAGCCAGCGCACCTTCCATTGCCAGTGATATATCATCCGACATATTCCCTCCTTTGGTGTTAATCCCGGCGAACGTTTTTACCCCCACCGACAAATAACATATACTAAAAAAGCGATAGCCATAGCAACGCCTGTAATTGCAAATGCTTCAGGCCAGTTCATTGGCGCACCTCCTGCGGCGGTTCTGGTAGCGGCATCCAGTGTGACGGTTTCCACGACGCACCAGGAATTATCCACCCATCATTAGCGTCAGGATGACCCGGGATGTAAGTCGCCCATTTCATTCGCCAGTCACCTTTCCTGTCAAACTCCACGGCAACAAGAACGGCTGTTTTGGTATCCGGCATTCGCTCACTACAGCTTATCCAACTATCCGGAGTTACCGGATAGTTGCCCGATAGTGCATTCTGCTCCAGTGATGCTTTTACAAACCACGCTGCCTGAACTATAACGCCATGAATCCAGCGCAAATCAGCATCGCGATCTTTCTTTTTCATCTTTTCGCCACTTAAGGCCTTGCTTATGTGGCTGCGTACCAGGTCTTCATGTAATTCCTTCGCCTCCTCAATGGTGAAACCACCAGGCAGAAGAGCCGGAGTTACCGGAGAGCTGGTTGACGCTTCCGGGATTTTCCGAAAATTATTGGTTGACGAATCTTTATTTTCCCGAAAGTTTCCGGACTGAAGCATGGCTTCGCGGCAATCGTTCCAGCCTGTAGCGTATGCAGCCGCTTTGCTGCTGCCTTCAACTGGCGCATCCTGCCAATACATTTCTTCCGTCACTATCGGCGCTGGAGGGGCGGCAAATAGATATCCGCCAAAGTCAGGAAGCTCTCTAATGGCCTGTACGAATTTTTGTTTGCCTACGTCAACCCCTAATGGGTAATGAGCTATAATCTTTGCCACCGGCTCTGCTTCCAGCGATGCCAGCGCAATCCGTGCCAGTTCCATTTGTTCACCACGGGTAAGCCCGTTTTCAACCGGATTTTTAATGAACAATTCAATACGTTCTTTGGTAATAGTGGTCATGTGTTACTCCTTAACCCGCAGTGCTTTCAACTGATGAGGGGAACAAAATCTTTTCATCAAACCCTGCATTCATATCATGAACAGCAACACACCAATCCATCGACGAACGATTATCAAGAGCCTCCATGATTTCATCCATGCGGCGTAGGTCATACAGGTAAATGCTTTTATCGCCAATGGTGTAAAAGCCAATTTTTTTCGGTGATGGACAGCGATCAAGAACTTCCTGTAATTCGTTTAACCATGCCCGTTCTTTTTTTGTCAAAGTTGCCATATCAGTTTTCCTTATACGGATTAATTTTATTGTGCAGTGTGTTGAACGACGCCCATACAACGTCGGTATACAATTCAGTAACTGGCTCAATTATTTTCCCGATTGCCCAGACAAAAATTAGAGGGGATATCGGTATCATCAATACGATAAACAGAATGAGAAACAAAAATTCTGTCGCCCTACTTTTTTGCGGATATTCTTTTCTGAATAAGGTAGTCATTTCTTACCGCCCTTTCGGGCGGCCTCCCGACATTAATCGTTGTGGTAACTCATGGCTTCATTTGCAGCATCAACCGGATCAACCTCCCACCAGCAATAATTTGGTGCGTTTCCTTCAGGTGTCCACGGTTCTAATTCATTTTTTGCCACATTCTCATCGCCAGTAATTTTAAAAATCTGCTCAGAGAATTTTCTTGCCCACTCGTTATATTTTTCCGCATTAATGGCTTTCTGTGTATTTAACATAAATATACCTCCAGTTAAGGATTAAATTTTATTTACAGTGCTGAACTTAATTATTCAGATTTGGATTATGCTTTCTCTTCACGAAGTTCCGATTGTTAATTTGGCTCACAACAGCACCTTCTGAAAATTACCCTGATAGAAAGCCAGTACACGCTGCATAGCTTCGCTCTTCCGGCACTCGCTACAGATTATGTTCAGACGCCTGTCGTAGCGGCGTATTTCTCCGTCTGGTAATGACCAGATAAGATCCGGATCAACCACAGATGGTTTCTTCACCTTTGCCCTAGATAGTTTTTTGCGGGCATTTTGCCAGTCCTTACGAGCCTGTTCAGACGGGAATAACCCGTAACCAGAGTTGTATACATCGCCACTGGCAACCAGCTCTCTGGCGAGAACGCTCATCAGATATCTTGTCGCACCTGTCTTGGCTTCCAGTTGCCGTAACGTCTCGCGCCCACTCCGGCGTACTAGTTCAACAACCTGCCCTTTAATTTTTTCCCGCTCTTCTTGTGTAAATACTTTTGCCATAAGCGCCTCCGGCAATCACTTTTCCGATACAACACGGCGGGAAGAATCAGTAATCTGTCGAACAATATCCCGGTGCTTGTTCAGCTCCCGCAGCGCGGCGCAGACTCGCTCCCACTTCTGAACATCACTTTTCGCCCTGCGCAGCGCCAGGTTTGCCCTGCGAAGGGACGGAAAAATCAGCTCATCTGCTTGCGTTTCGGTAAACGATGGCAACGGCTGCACAATGTCCGCCACAGTTTCTGTTTTAATTTCTTCCTGTGTTGCGGCTTCCCGGACTGGTAACGCAGCACCTGCTGGCTGAGGAAAGGCCTTACCATCACTTTCCGTTACCAGCGCGGCTTTCGGCTCTGCTGGTAAATTATCGCCCGGCATGCAGTAACGAAATTTACCGTTCTGATTAACGCGTGCCAGCCGCCCCGTTGCGGTTACCACCGCCAGCGTGGAAGCAACCTTGCGAGTACTGACACCGAACTTACCCGCCAGTTCCTCACACGTTTTAGCCCCATCCTGACCGATAAACTCAATCATCATGTCTGCGGTAACTTTTTGTTCGACCTCCCCGGTCAGCATATCCTGTGCTTCAGATTTTACTGGCCGCTCTTCGGTTACCCGGGATTCACCTTCGCCAGCCAGAAACCAGGTGTGACCAGTTTTATCAACGACGCCATTTCTTTTGAGTTCCCACAGCTCGTTGACAGCCTCTTCACGACTGATTCCAAGGCTGGCCGCCACTACCTGTGAAGAGGCTCTTTTCAGTGCTTTCAGTGCGTCAAATACGGTTTCCATTAATATTTCCTCCGACAAAATCGTTTCTCAGATTCAAATAAAACCAGCTGCCTTCCGGCGTTCGTATTCCTGTTTCAGCCGTTCAATTGGCGTTGGCCCTTGCGGGTGTTTCGCCCCTTCCAGTTGTCGTCGCACTGGCGGAACACTCATCCCGTTACCAACATGCTTTGCCCATTTCGTCAGTTGCCGTTCCGCAAGTCGTTTTAACTCACCCTGCGTCATCTGGCGCTCAATCCCTCTGGTACGCATTTCGAGGCAGATGTGGTACAGCACAGGCTGTGGCCACGGGTATTTATCACTCCCGTCGTATCGCCAGGATTCATTGCGCCAGCGCCGGTACTCTTCCATCACTGCATCCACCGTAAGACCAAATGGATTTGCCCCACTCTCCGAAATCAGTGCAACAAACTCAGCCAGGTCCGGGGGCCACGTTTCACCCGCCCGGCAGCGGTCCATGCACTGACGGCAGACCAGCCGGATTTGCTGTTCAGTCATCGCGCCAATCTGGGCAATCCAGAGCTTCGAAGGTGCGGCCCCGTTCTTCTGTGTCCAGCGGTTCGAATACACCTCCCCCATAAGCTCCCACAGCTTCCAGGCCGTTTCCGTTGCTGATAAATCCGTTGTCACGTTCCCACTGTTCGCGTGCTGCCCGGATTTCCTGAACTGCCCGTGATGCCGTGCCACCTGATGCTGCATGGCTTACCCCCTTGCTGACTGGTTTTACCTGTGCCCTGACGTGCTGCACGTGGCGGGCAAATTTCTGCTCCCACTGAACCTGCGTGAAAACCTTCCCCTCCGCCATCCAGTAATCCCGGAATGCGGCAAGCTCTGCAGGTGTAAATTCCGGCTCAGGCAGAGCCATACCCCACACTGCTGCCCGTTGTCGAAAATCCGACGACGGCTGCCAGACAGTAGTCATCGAAAATTTCCCGATCGGTTCGCTCAGGCCGTCCAGGTATTCAGGTTCGGCTGTCTGCAACGGCGCACCATGCGACTCACCGGTTGGAGCACTCTCGCGCATGCGCGCGTTATGTGTGGGGTTTAATTCTGTATCTGTATCTTTATCTGTCGTGACTTGTCGTGACATGTGCGTGACATTTCGTGACGCGCCGTGACAATCGCCATTTTGTTCCCGCTTTCTTTCCCTCTCACGCTGCGCCCTCTTGCGCTCTGCCGGAGATTTTGCGGTTTGCGAAATATTGCCGTTGTCCTCTTTAAGCACCTGGCGTTTTTCCCATCCAGTGATTAAATCACCATCAAGTACCCGCCCCTGCATCGTCTGCAAAATTGAATCAATTACCTCTTCTGTCACGTCGAGCGCACTTGCCAAATCTTCTGTCGTGACATCAATGTGACCTCGCGTGACATTTCGTGACGCGCTCACCAGGAGGTGGATATACACTGCCATCACTGTTGCAATTGGCTGCCCTGACACCCTGGCAATTGTTCGCCACTTAGGGTCATTTGGCATGTCATGCCATAATCTGAGCCAGGCGTTAGCCATACTCACCTCTTCTGATACCGAATCTTTTTACTCACGAGTTGCCGGAAGCGATTCGATATGGCTATTGTCAGTCAATGTACTGCCACAGCATTTCCTGCCGGGCCACCACGGTTCATCTGATTGAAACCGGCGATTGCCACTGCGACAAAATCATCAGCGTCTCTCACCAGTCGCTCCCGCGTCTCCACCAGCTCCCGAAAATAAGCTGAACTGTGGCTGCGCATTCTGGCCACCAGCAAAGGTGGCATTGCCTTTTCGATCGCTGGTAACAACGCCTGAATTTTTTCAACTGCATCAGGGGTATCTTTCTCTATCCAGCGGAAAATTTTCTGGGTATTGCGAGCCAGGGCTTCCGGATGGCTGTCGTCGTACAGTTCAGGAAACGTCATACCCAACTCAAAATAAGCCTGGGTTATTCCAGCTGCCGGAACTTTTTCGCCATCAGGACGCGCCCAGGCATTCATCGCCATGCGGATGTGTTCATGCTTGATTTTCATGAATCCCCCCTTGGTTAGAAGGCGGATTATGATCAGAACCGGGAATGACAACCGTCGGTATGTGTAACTCATATTTGAGCGCCCCGGCAGTGACTGCCTGAATTAGCAACGCCCATTTCCACGGAACCTCTTCCCCCCACATGCTGACTGTGGTTTTTGACGTTCCTAGAGCTGCGGCTGTTTTAACAACTCCGCCAAAATAGCCTAATACTTCTGATTTTTTCATGAGTCGCTCCATAAAACTGAACGCCAAAAGTTTAATAATCAAAACCAAAGAAAGTCAAGAAACAAAACCATCTGTGTTTTAAAATCAAAACATGAGCAAGCAAACAATATCTGAACGCATAACCCAACGTATGCATGCGCTAAACCTGAAAGGCAAAGACCTTGTCAATGCCACTGGCGCATCAAAAGGCTCCGTAAGTCAATGGATGAACGGTGGAGGAGCGCCGTCCTCGCGTTACATAAGTTCACTGGCAAAAATATTGAAAGTAAACGAAAATTGGCTTCTTAATGGAGGAGAGTTAAATACAGGTGATTCGCTTGATCTATCTTTACCGCCGATAAAAACGGTTCCGCTACTATCACTTCAGCAGGCAGCAAGCTGGAGTGATTATATGAAAAATTCCTCAATAACCTCTTGTGTGCAGCTTGTCGGAGAAATCCCGGCCAATACCTTTGCAGTTGTTCTAGAGAGTGACAGTATGTCAACATCTGGTGGGGGAGTTTCCATCCCAAATGGTTCAACAGTTTTTGTTGATCCCAATCGAACCGTACAACCAGGAAATATTGTCCTTGCCTTACCCAAAGGGACCACAACACCTGTCATTCGTAAACTGGAGATAGAAGGGCCGGATATTCTTTTAGTCCCCACGAATCCTCGCTACCCTTCAATTATGCTGGATGATCTATCTTGCATATTGGGCGTATGCTTTAAAATTCAACAAGATATTTAACCGACCTCATCTATTTGATTAACTGTATGCCATCGTGGTGATGGCTTAACAGCTGCCTGCTTAAAATGTTTTGATAAAAAAACATTGACCTGAAAAGTTCATTTTTCTAAACTTCATTCATTCCCTCTCCCCCCCCCACAGAATGCAGGGCAATACTTCGAGTTACCAGGCAGTGGTCAGGGGTTAAGTAGCCAGCCCGAGGCGTAAGAACATGACGGCAGGGTTCAACTTTAATAACTATGCAGCAGGTTTTTGTTCCGCTACCCCGGCGTTAAGGGGAAATGAGGTCAGCATGGATACTATCGATCTTGGCAACAGCGAATCTCTGGTATGTGGCGTGTTCCCCAACCAGGACGGTACGTTCACCGCGATGACGTATACCAAAAGCAAAACGTTTAAAACTGAAGCTGGCGCGCGTCGCTGGTTAACCAGAAACACTGACTGATGAGGTTGACGATGGAATTTAAAGATTTACCAGTACCATTCCAGGAAATGGCATCGAATGTGGTTCGCTCTCAACTGGCGACTCTTGACCTGAGTACCGTAGAAAAAGAAACCATCGATACTATATCCGGTAACGTGCGTCGTGCCTTTATCGGTCTGTACGAAGAGAAGCAGCTCTCTGATAACCAGGATTTACATGAAAAATACTTCATGGAATTAATGGACATCATTAATAAAGGATTTGGCTTGTTAATGAAAAAGAAAGGGATTCGAATAGCTCCCCTTGAAAATCATTTTACAGCGAGCAGTATTAATTCCTGTGATTTAAAGCATCACACATCCGATGGGAAAGTTGAATCAAACAACAAAATATCAATTAATCATTAATTTATTCACAGGTGAGGTAGAGTGCGTGCGCCGGACACGGATAAGAATCCGGCACTGACAGTTTACTGAAAAGGATATATCCCTGAAAAGTCAGGGCATAACACGAAAGCGCCCGGCGAAGTTAGTCTCTCTGTATAGGTCGTCGTTAAATTTAATTCGATCGTGCGCTTCCGGTTGTGGCAATCCGCGAAATGGCGCGGCGGTAAGTATGGCGGGGTTATTCCTTCCCCGTTGAGGACACCGGGTTGTCAGGTTGACCATACGCTTAAGTGACAACCCCGCTGCAACGCCCTCTGTTATCAATTTTCTGGTGACGTTTGGCGGTATCAGTTTTACTCCGTGACTGCTCTGCCGCCCTTTTTAAAGTGAATTTTGTGATGCGGTGAATGCGGCTGAGCGCACGCGGAACAGTTAAAACCAAAAACAGTGTTATGGGTGGATTCTCTGTATCCGGCGTTAATTGTTAACTGGTTAACGTCACCTGGAGGCACCAGGCACCGCATCACAAAATTCATTGTTGAGGACGCGATAATGGAAACGTTATTACCAAACGTTAATACGTCTGAAGGTTGTTTTGAAATTGGTGTCACTATCAGTAACCCTGTATTTACTGAAGATGCCATTAACAAGAGAAAACACGAACGGAGCTATTAATAAAATATGCATTCTTCAATGCTGGCCCGTTTACGTCCGATACAAAAAGGATGCTGGCAATGAATACAGCATTTGCACTTGTTCTGACAGTTTTTCTTGTTTCCGGAGAGCCAGTTGATATTGCAGTCAGCGTTCACAGGACAATGCAGGAGTGTGTGACTGCAGCAACCGAACAGAAAATTCCCGGTAACTGTTACCCGGTCGATAAAGTTATTCACCAGGATAATATCGAAATCCCGGCAGGTCTTTAAAACAGTTCCGTAATAAACATCCGATTTCATTCTTATATGCCAGCAATGGCAGGGATTTGTTCACCCTTAAATCTGTAATGAGGTAAAACAAAATGAGTAAAGTCTTTATTTGCGCCGCCATTCCGGACGAACAGGCAATAAAGGAAGAAGGTGCAGTCGCTGTAGCCACTGCCATTGAAGCTGGCGACGAACGCCGTGCTCGAGCAAAATTTCACTGGCAGTTCCTGGAACATTATCCGGCTGCTCAGGACTGCGCTTATAAATTTATTGTCTGCGAGGATAAACCTGGCATACCCCGCCCTGCCCTCGATTCATGGGATGCTGAATATATGCAGGAAAACCGCTGGGATGAGGAGTCTGCTTCTTTTGTCCCGGTTGAGACTGAATCCGATCCGATGAACGTCACTTTTGACAAGCTGGCCCCTGAAGTACAGAACGCTGTCATGGTTAAGTTCGACACATGTGAAAACATCACCGTTGATATGGTGATTAGCGCACAGGAATTGTTGCAGGAAGACATGGCAACATTCGACGGACATATCGTTGAAGCGTTGATGAAAATGCCAGAAGTTAACGCCATGTATCCGGAGCTTAAGCTGCATGCCATCGGGTGGGTTAAGCATAAATGTAAGCCTGGTGCCAAATGGCCCGAAATTCAGGCAGAGATGCGCATCTGGAAAAAACGTCGCGAAGGTGAACGCAAGGAAACCGGAAAATACACGTCTGTTGTTGATCTCGCCCGCGCCAGAGTCAATCAACAGCACACTGAAAATTCAACAGGAAAAATCAGCCTGGTCATTGCTGCCATTCATCGCGAATACAAGCAGACATGGAAAACACTGGATGACGAACTGGCCTACGCTCTCTGGCCTGGTGATGTGGACTGCCGGTAAACATTGACGGCAGCATCCATCGCTGGGCAAAAAATGAAGTTATCGACAACTACCGCGAAAGACTGGAAGCGTATCTCGGCATCAATGCGCAAACAGCCTGATGCCCTTCGCTACGACCGCCAGACTATTTTTGGCCTTGTCCGTGAGCGTCCGATCGACATTCACAAAGATCCTGTGGCACTGAACAAATATATCTGCGAATACCTGACGACAAAGGGCGTGTTTGAGAATGAAGAAACAGACCTGGGCACTGTTGATGTTCTCCAGTCATCAGAAACACAAACTGATGCAGTGGAAACTGAGGTATCTGATATCCCAAAAAATGAAACCGCGCCGGAAGCTGAACCATCTGTAGAGCGTGAGGGGCCGTTCTATTTCCTCTTCGCAGATAAGGACGGAGAAAAATACGGTCGCGCAAACAAACTTTCTGGTCTGGATAAGGCACTGGCTGCTGGCGCCACTGAAATCACAAAAGAAGAATATTTTGCCCGAAAAAATGGCACATACACGGGCTTACCGCAAAATGTAGATACCGCTGAAGATTCAGAACAACCAGAGCCGATAAAAGTTACCGCTGACGAAGTAAACAAAATTATGCAGGCAGCCAATATCAGCCAGCCTGACGACCGATAAGTTGCTTGCTGCCTCTCGCGGAGAATTTAGTTGCAGGGATTAGCGACCCGAATGATCCGAAATGGGTTAAGGGGATCCAGACCCGCGATTCTGTAAACCAGAACCAGCATGAATCGGAACGGAACTACCAAAAAGCGGAACAAAACAGCCCAAATGCGTTACAAAACGAGCCAGAAACGAAACAGCCTGAACCAGTGGCGCAACAGGAAGTGGAAAAAGTCTGCACCGCCTGCGGTCAGACCGGCGGCGGCAACTGCCCTGATTGTGGCGCGGTGATGGGCGACGCAACATACCAGGAAACATTCGATGAAGAGTATCAGGTTGAAGTTCAGGAAGATGATCCGGAGAAAATGGAAGGCGCTGAACATCCACACAAGGAGAACACTGGCGGCAATCAGCATCATGCCAGCGATAATGAAACTGGCGAGACGGCAGATCACTCAATTAAGGTGAACGGTCATCAAGAAATCACATCCACCAGCAGGACGTGTGACCATCTAATGATCGACCTTGAAACCATGGGAAAAAATCCTGATGCCCCGATCATCTCAATAGGTGCAATATTTTTCGATCCGCAAACCGGAGATATGGGACCGGAATTTAGTAAGACTATCGATCTGGAAACTGCTGGCGGAGTCATTGATCGGGACACCATTAAATGGTGGCTTAAGCAATCACGCGAAGCGCAATCTGCCATTATGACCGATGAAATCCCGTTAGATGATGCACTGTTACAATTGCGGGAATTTATCGACGAAAACTCCGGTGAATTTTTTGTTCAGGTCTGGGGGAAATGGAGCCAACTTCGACAACACGATTTTGCGCCGTTCATACGAACGGCAGGGGATCCCCTGCCCGTGGCGTTACTACAACGATCGCGATGTACGCACAATCGTTGAGCTGGGGAAAGCCATAGACTTCGATGCCAGAACGGCTATTCCATTCGAAGGTGAGCGCCATAATGCACTTGATGACGCCCGTTACCAGGCAAAATACGTTT